AATGGCGGGCTGGAAAACCGAAGAAATACTTGCCGGAATAGAGCCTGTACTGGATCTTGCTACAGCATCCGGAGAAGATTTTTCCATGGTTTCCGATATTGTAACGGATAACCTGACGGCATTCAATATGACAGCAAAAGATTCCAAAGAAATGGCAGATGTACTTGCGGCAGCCGCCATGAACAGTAACACGAATGTGCAAAAGATGGGCGAAACGTTCAAATATGCGGGTTCGGTTGCCGGAGGCCTTGGCTTTTCAATAAAAGATGTTGCTGTCGCAACCGGTCTTATGGCTTCAAGCGGTATTAAGGCAAATATGGCCGGTACCGCTTTAAGGAATCTGTTTACCAGGATGGCCAAACCCACTAAGGATTCAAAAGAGGCCATGGAAGCCTTTGGGATTGAACTTGATGACGGTACCGGGAAAGCCAAATCCCTCATGGAGATAATGACAGAGATGCGGAAAAATGTCCGCGGAATGTCCGAGGAAGAGAAGAGGGCTGCCGCCGAAGGACTTGCAGGGACTCTATCTGATGAAGAAAAGAAATACTACGAGTCCTTAAGCGAGGACGAGCTTGATGCATTAATACTTGCAGAGGATCTTACCGCTGAAGAAAAGAAACAGTATGAGGGCATGACCCAGCTTGAGAAAGCTTATTTTGCAGCAGGCCTTTCGGGGCAGAGAGGCATGACCGGACTTCTGGCGATCCTCAACGCAAGCGAGAAAGATTTTAGCGATCTGGTAGAAGCTATATATAACTCCGAGGGTGCAGCGGCAGAAATGGCGGCAAAGAAGACGGATAACCTTAAGGGCGATCTCGATATTTTAAAGAACAATGTCAATGACGCAGGTATAGAGTTGTACAATACTTTCAGCGGAACGCTCCGGGGCTGGGTCCAGGACGGAACGGAGCTGATTCAGAAGGTCATAAAGAAGATACCGGGATGGGTGCATGATATAAGTGCCCATGCCGCAACGCTGAAGAGAAAGGTCGGGAAGTTTGTAGAACCGATATTTAATTTTATAGTTGATACCGGAAAATGGCTGATCAAGCACAAAAATGCCGTTATCGGAGTGATAGCCGGTATAGGAGGCGCGCTTGCGACGTATAAGATAGCATCGACAGCTTCACATATATTTACGAGCATTACAAACTTTTTCAAGATGGCAAACCCGACAGCATTGGCGATCACCGGGATAGCGACTGCAATAGGTGCGGTTACGGGAGCGATAGTAGCATACAATATCCACAAGCAGGAACTTATTGACGCGGATATCGCAAAACATTTCGGAGACCTGAGCCTATCAATCAGCGAATTGAATGATGTGGCCAATGCGATAGTTGATAACGGGAGCATGGCAGAACTTAAACGTCAGCTCGAAGCATTTGACGAGCTTGACATACTCCGCGAGGACATACAGACACATCTTGACGAGATCGGGAGGATAAACTGGAAGATATCTATGGGGTTTGAACTGTCCGCGGAAGAACAGGAAAACCTCAGATCGGAGATCGAAGAGACAAGCAAGCTTCAGCAGGAGCTTGCAGAAAATACGGCATACGAAGTAAGTCAGATGTTTCCGGATGATGATGCCATATCACTCAAGATCAAGCAGTTCTACCTTGATAACGTAGATAAGATGCACACACTCGGAGAGGAGCTTGCCAAGGCAGTTAATGAGGCATACAGCGGAGATCTTCTTAACACTGAGATGATAGGAAACATCCTGGATGTTCAATCCCAGATGGCAGAGGTACAGGCGCAGATATCGTTGGGCAAGCAGGAGGCGAGCCTTGCACTTTTGAGAGAAAAGTACGCTGCAGGTACTGCACTTGACTCAGAGTCTTTCCAAAATCTTCAGAAGGAACTCGAAGACGTGCTAAAGGAAAACGAAGACGTTATCAATGAAGCTTATCAGGCCAAATATGCCGCCGCATATGCGACTTGGCAGAATGGCGGACTTACGGATTCTGAATTTGCAGAAGAACAACAGGCACTGAAAGACAGAAGAGTAACCGATATTGTCGCCCAGAGAGCACGAGCAGCAGAGTTTGAAGCAGAGACCATACTTGCTGCATACAGTGGCGAAGTAAACGCCTATAAGGATTCTTTAGAGGCGGCCATAAGGAAACAGTTTACGGAATACAACCAAGAACAATGGAAGACATATACAGAAAATGCTTATTGGGGCTTAATGTACGAAATAGAAAAGGGAGCGGGATTAAGCGACAAAGCAACAGAGGGCATGAAACAGCTGATCGAAAACATGGAAGACCAGCTTAATGAACTGTTTGCTTACAAAACCGCCGGCGGGCTTTCCGAAGAAGCGAAGGCAAAGGTTGACGAACAGATCAAGGCAATACAGGATCTGTTGATAAAGGCCCAAGGTACATCAGAAGATTGGGAATCGGTAGGTGCAGGGGTATTTAATAAACTGAACGAGATGATTACATCAGGGGATCTTACGCAGGCGGAAAAAGACACGGCACACAGGATACAGGAATATATTCAGTATACAAAAAACGCCTACGTTGAAAATGCCAAGATGGAAATTGCAAATGCCCACGATATGACCATGGAAGAACTTAAAGAAGCCTTTAAAAACGGTTATGACGTGGAAGCGGAGCTAAGGCTGCGTCTCAACACCGTTGTAGAGGCACAGGGCAGCACAAAGGAACAAATTGAATGGGAAGTAAGAAAAGTTATCGGAACCAAAAACGTCCTGAATCCGCTTGAAATAGGTCATAATGCAAGCGGCGGGCTTATCAAAGACATGCAATTATCATGGCTTGCCGAGCAGGGACCGGAAATGGTAGTGCCTCTTGACGGCAGCAGGAGAGCTTTCTCTCTCTGGGAGCAGGCGGGGCATTTTATGAATAACAGCCTCATGGACAGATATGACATATCCGGTGGAGACCAGGGAACCAAAATAGAGTACAATCCGGTACTTCAATTCTACGGAGGCACGCCTGACAGTGGAGACATAGAGGAAGCCCTTCGGATAAGCCAGGATGAATTTGAAGATATGATGGAAAAATATCTGAGAAAGAGAGCGAGACTTGCATTTTAATCAGCATCATAGTTGCCTGCCGGCGAAACGAAAAGTTGCACCGGTGCAACTGATGATAAAGTCCATTTACTGGATCCTTTCATGGGAACGGTTCGGGGCGGCTATTGTCCGCCCTGCGATCGGTCCCGGAATGCAGCATAAAGAGAGGTTACCTTATGGCAGGAAAGTATAAGACAATATCCGGCGAGACATGGGACATGATTGCCAAAAAAGTTTACGGGGATGAGATGGCAGTTTCATTTCTGATGGAGAACAATCAACCGCTTTTAAATTATTTCATCTTTCCGGAGGATATCGAACTTGACATCCCGGATGCTCCTGAGATGGAGGACGACCTTCCTTTATGGAGAAGCTGACAGGATAAGAAATCATACGGACGGAGTGCGACATGGAATACGCTAGACGGACAAACATCAAGGTTACATATGACGGAACAGCGTCGAAGATCATGAACCCTCAGACGACTACCGAAAAGGAAGCAGAGCAAGAAAAGAAGCAATCTTCAGGCAAAAAGACATCTTCAGGGAGTTCGTCGCAGGGAAGCGGAACGAAATACACAAATGAAAAGACCAGTAATAGTGCTGAAAAGGCCTGGGGAAAACGGGCTGCGGAAATAGCCGGAAATATGAAGGGTTGGATATGAGTTTTAAAACACAGAAATGACTCACATATAAAAGCTTCTGCATATAAAAGATGTACGGACGGTGACGGATATGGCAGGCGAAACAGAAGTTGGCGTTGAAATAAAAAATTAGGAAAGCTTATAGAAAAAAATCTCGAAAGCTTCACTTATACCGATGTGGCAAGCGGACAATCCGACAGCATAAACATAAGCATGGCCAATATTGATATGGAGTGGATGGGAGAAAATATGCCACCGCGCGGAGCGGAGATAACCATGCAGATAGCCCCAAAGTACTGGGAAAACGCAAAGACGTTTGAATGTGGGACTTTTATAATCGACGACATATCTTTTTCGGGAAGGCCTCTGTCATGCACAATCGGTGGAGTGAGTACACCTACCATGCAGGATTTTAAATCCGAACCAAGGACGAAGACCTGGGAAAAGGCTGTTTTAAAAGATGTGGCTTCCAAAATAGGAAAGTCCGCAGGAGTGAATGTTTACTACGAGGGCGATTCAATACAGATCGAGGAGTGCGAGCAGAACAGCCAGACCGACAGTGCGTTTTTATATTCGCTGTGCGATAAGTACGGAATGGCAATGAAGGTATACAATAAAAGAATAGTGATATTCGATCCCGTAAAATATGAGGCCAAGGGAGCGGTAAGAACCTTTAAGGAAAAAGAAATGACCAAGTGGTCATTTAATACGACTGTGGAAGGCACATATACCGGCGTGACGCTTAAATGGACGGATCCTGACAAGGACAGCATAACGGTTATAGCCGGGG